ATAGATAAAGTCATAAGGTGTCATGAGTGGGTTAGGCTTATGCTTCAATAAAAAAGACAGTCGACCTTGTTTCTCGGTTACTGTCTTGTCTGCTTCAGTTTTAATGTATCTTGGTTTGAGTTTAGCACACTGGCTCGCAATCCTATCAATACATATCTTGACCACATCACTCTTTGAGATGTTGTTACCAAAAGGTGTGAAGAAAGTATTGTGTTGATTAAATAACTGGAAGGTATTTGTTGAACCTTCCTTTTTCTTTCTAGTAAATATTCCCATCAAATCACCTCATTCTTTTTAATCTTACGCAGGAAACCACTTCATATGAATTATAATAAACACATGAGGTGATTTTGCGATGGAAGAGTTATACTTTGAGACTAAATATCTGAATAAAACTAATAAGCAAAAGTTTAATAAAAGAAAAGCTGACATTAACAAAAGTAGTGATCTAATTGTTTTTCAATCGATAATAACTGAAACTGGATTACTAGCCATTTTATCTCAATCGGTCGAGTTCTTACTAGAATTTACTGAGAAGTTTTCTGTCCTAATACAGGATGAATCAAACAAAATAGTAATCAAAGAAAGAATTCGAAAGCTTCTAAAGAACGAAGAAAGCTTAGATATTAGTGATGTTAGGACATCAAAGTTAGATACGTTAATTAAAAATTCCAAAAAGACAAAGTATTTTAACCTTAAGTCTTTAGAGTTACTCGATGAAGTTAGAAAAACTAGAAATTACTTTGTCCATAATTTTCTTATGCAAAACATAATCGATTTTTACAGTAATTCCGCTTTCAAAAAGAAAGCCTTAAAAATACTGGTTTTAACTAATATTTTGCTAACGCAATTAATAAATGATTTCAATAAAACATTTATAGAAAAGACATCATTGATGGATAAAGAGATAACAGATTTGTTAGCTGAGTTGAAATTTAACTTCACAAACAATGCTTTATGACATCATGTTTTCGTAATCTATCTTGTACCTATTCAAAACGGCATACGCAATGATTAAGGCTACAGTTCCATCAATTCGCTTGTACTTCGAATTTAATTTTGATGGCTGGATATTGCCATTCAAGTCAACTTTGGCTTGGGTGTTAGACAAGCACCATTTCAAGATCGGATTATTGTCGTAGTTGATCAGCTTATTCTTTAGGTCAGCTTCCAGTTGCTTCATTGGTTCCGATAAAGAGTAGACACCTTGACGGACCTTCTCCATGTTAAATCCTAGCTCTTCCATTTCTTTAATCCAATATTGAGAATTCCAGGGGTCGAATCCTACCCAAAGAGGTCTAATCTGGTGTTCTTGAATCATTCTCATGAACCACTGAGTCACCAATGAAAAATCGTTCTGACTTCCATCTGTGAGTGTAATTAACCCTCGCTTAATCCAAATATCATACGGGACGTTATCTTCTTCCATGCGTTTGTTAACAACATCACTTGGCATAAAGAAATGTGCTAAAACATACTTCTTTGTATCATCCTTTTTCTGAATGACTAGTACAGCTGCAGTTAAATCGGTAGTTGAAGATAAATCAACTCCACCGATAGCATAGGAATTCTTGAGTGAGTTTACCTCATACTTTGCTTCGTTATTTAAGTCATCAAAAGATAGCCATGCACCTTGATCGACTTGTTTGATATTGAAGTCTTTACATAACATCGTAACTCTTGTTGAATGATCATTCTTCGATTTATTCATGACATCTTCCAAATATGAAGTCAGTTTCACTACACCTATACTTGGATTTGATTTCTGCCAATTCTTGGAATCGTCATATATTTCCTGAGTATTGTCTTGAGTATATAACCAAGGAAGCACTCGCTCATCGGTTATTTCACCTTTTAGCATCTTCCTTGCATAATCCAACTTGTTATCAAGAAAGCCTCCTACTGTAGTCCCTTCAGTGGTGATAATGAAGATTAATGGTTCTTTTTTAGTTGATTGGCTTTGCTTGATAGCATCATAGACCTTTGAATCAGTCATTTCATGAACTTCGTCAATACAACCAACCTCAATGTTATAACCATCTTTATTTCTACTTTGAGCTGATAACTTCTTGATTTTATTCTTGGTTTTCGGAGAATAGATAAAGAATATATTCTTTTTACTACGTTTCTCATTCGAAAGAGCTGGAGAATGTTCACGCATGTTGTTGATTTCCTCAAAGAGAATATTGGCTTGTTCGCTTGTATTGGAAGCACATACGATGTCAACACCACCTTTTGATAAAAAGAACTCAGCAAGGTCAATACCAGCGATAAAGGTGGTCTTTCCGTTCTTGCGAGCAATCAGTAATATGACTTCATTGAATCTTCGTAGACCAGAATCCTTCAATTTGAATCCATAAGCTACCTGGATGATTGCTTTCTCCCAAAGTTCAAGTATAAACGGTTGACCGTTAAATGGTGACTTTGTGTGTTTACAAAAGGTTTCTATAAAATCAATTCGAAGATTTCCTGGTGCTTCATCAAAAACATACCTCGGGTTCACTAGATCATTAAGCAATATATCCAATTGTTTTTTTAATTCCTCACCAACCAGAATGTTTCCTTCTTCTATCTGATGACGATATTCAACTAGATGGTTCATTGGGTGTTTGCTTTCTTGAGAAACTCATCAAAAGCATCATCTCCATCAATTACGTTTTTCCCCATGATTGAGTTAAGTGTTTTGATGACTGTTCCATACGAGTTGATAAGCTTAGTGTAGTATTTAGCAGCTTCTGTCTGTCTTTGTGCACCTTTACTTGAAACTTGAACTGCACCATGCTTTCTGATCTGCTCTTGAAGAATACCAAGTTCAACTTTCATGAAAGCAGCTTGCTCAAGTAGGTTATCTACCAGTTGTGTTTTGGTTTCATCAACGGACGAAAAAAGCGACCGCAGTCGCTCTAGTTCTATATTAATATCTTTTAGTTTAGACACAACAACACCTCATTCGAATATAGCTTCTGGACATATCATAACCGGTCCTACCGCCTTCATTCCAAAGACTCTACTTGCTAGGTAATTGAACTCCATATTGTGTATCAATCCCTCTTCATTGACTAAAACGATATGCCCAGGAATCCTAAAAGGATAAACCTCGATGTATCCTTTGACTTGTTCTTGAAGTTCATTCAGTTCGAATGCCGTATCCTTTGGTTTTATAAAAGAGATGGAATTATCAGTATTTAGTACTAGTGCCTTGTCTTGATAGATGCCACTTAAAAACAATCTAAGAGGAATCACACTTGAACTGTTGCATTCTGAACAACACTCTTCGTTTCCAATTGGGTGGGCATTGTGTGAGTCACCCAAGATTTCTTTATTGCACAAGCTGCATGTCATTGTTAATTACCTCAATTAAGTCTTCCTCTGGGATGATTGCTAAATCTCCCCATGTACCATGTAGTTGATTGAGTCCATCGATGTATTCAATGACTCCTTCTCTACCGTTATAATGGTCTTCACCCTTCATATCGATGATTCTGATTTTATCTCCAATTTTGAACATGATAAGCACCTCCTAAGGTTAGTAATATATATCACTCTAAAGAGAGAAAATAGCAAGAAAAAACGACCGAAGTCGTTTCATAAATGAATTAATTTATATTGTCTATTTTTCAATATTACAGTAAAAACCAAAATAGCAAAGAATGATAAGATAAGCAAAGTATATTGCAGATAACGAAAGATAATCATTGTCTTCGAAGTCGCCATGCATAACCTTATTTCTAATGTTGTAGCCATTAGCACCAACACTTAATAATTGAATCAGACTGAACATATCATCTGTCATGAACTCGAGCAGTTTATTTTTATAAATATTACTGCTGTCATCTCTAAAGATGTCATTCATATCAATCTTTGATTGATGTCCTCTTACAAATTCTGTGGTCGATATTCCTGAATTTTCGAAAAAATATCTTAGTCCATCTTCAAAAGTGGAAATTAAATTGTTCAAGTGAACATTGAAGTTCTTGTTAAGGATTCCAATAATTGCATTTTTAACTGTTTGCTTCTTTGTAGGTCTGCAAATCGGATTGTTGATAAGTAGTTGCTCAATAAAATTTTCAACTTCCTGATCCATTTTAAATGAATTCATGAAACCTACCATTACTGGTGCAACTGCAGTCTGTATTATTATATTGAATGCAATGTTCGATGCAGCTAACTCACTGGAGTCACTTGTTTTGATTGTTTTCCCTGACTTGGGATCAACCAAAACAATGGGGATAAAATCAAATGTGAACGAGCTCTTTCTTAAACCAGTTGATTGTTCTTTAATTTCCTCAACTGAAATTATTTTTAAACTCATAATTAATGTAGAGAATAACTTAAAGCTAGACATACTTTCAAAAGTAGTCCTTATCATTTCATCATGCTTTATCAGTGCATTAGTTAAATCCTTACCTAATGGCACATTATGAGATTGGATAGAGTTTAGAACTTCATTATTTGCCTTATCTAATTCAATTTTGTATTGGTTAATGAGTGTTTGATCATCCGAGAACTCTGAAACATACATGACTGCTTTCTCAAGATTAGACTGTCTAATAGTATAGTGCATCAAATCAAGATTTGAGAAAATATAATTTGCATGTTGAAGTGCTACATCTTTCTTAGGTTTTGTATAGGTCTTCGCATAATCAAAGATTTTATCATATATCTCAAACTCATGTATATCTTTAGGTTTTGATGATAATGCAAAAGTTGTCAAATCTTTAGTAAATTCAAAGTGTGCTTTTGAAGTAATGTTCATATCTTGTAGTACTGTCAATATTTTATAAAATACTCGTGCAAGATATTTATTCATAAGATTTTGCATGTCTTTTATATTAGCAAATATTTCATTCAATAAAATTTTTGCATCTTCGGGACTAAGATAAGTTTTTAGTTTGTTAACTAAATACTCTATTCTGTTGCTAGGTGCGTAAGTATCTGCTTTTGGCAAAAATTGAATCAACTCATTGATAGACTTCTTTGCTAAATCAATATAATTTGAAAGATGAGATTCCTTATACAACAACTTCTCGATTAATAAACACTTGATGCTTGTGTTGTTACTCTGATTTATGAGCTCAAGCATAATAGCTTCATTTTCATCTGTTCTTTGCTTCTCTATATAATTATATTTATCCACAAAGTCAAAGATTTCATGAATACAAGGAGAGGATTTACTTTGCTCATACAAAAACATCGTATTATCGAGATGATTGAGATCGTAATTACTTACTATTGATTTATACTCACTGCAATTCATCAATTTTTCTATAGTTAACACAAAATACCACCTAATTTCATAATCTCAAAAATCTTACTTTCCATTTTTTAATTGCCACCCTGTACGGTACCTATATTATAACAAATTGGTATTAGTGGGGGGATACATAAAAGCATTCACCTATCAAAAAAGTGAATGCCTTTTAACAAGTATTAGTTTAAAACTACTGAAACACCAAGTTGACTCACAATATTATCAATTTTAATTGTTAAACTTGTTGTTCCATCGCCTGCAAAATTAATCCCTACTAAGCCATAATTAACACTTCGAGGGTAGTATCTAACAAGAGGTCCACCACTGTCTCCACCTTCGAGTACAATTGAAGTTTCGATTAAATCATAGAAATATTCACCAGAAATAGTTTCAGCCGTATCAACACTTAGTACTTGACCATATTGATAATTAGTTGTCACTCCATGAGATTTGACATTTGAACCTTCAACAACGTAGTCTAACCATTTTATGTAATAAGTACCACTTGATTGTCCAACTTGATGAATTATGTTTGATACTCCCCATGTATTTTGATCACTGAATGGCACAAATGCTGCATCAACTGTTCCGCCGAAAATCGAAATGTTTGCTTTCCCAATAAAAACGTTGCCGTTAGTGAACATTGAATAATCATAAGGTGCAACATGTGAGTTCGTGACGATACCATTTAAGCCATTTCTTGTAGCATTAAACCCAACGGTTCCATACCATTGATCAAACCATATGAAGAGAATTTTCTTTCTGTATTTAATCTTGTCAGCTGAATATACATACGATAATAGTATTCTTTCTTCCTTAATTGAAATTTCAATCATATTTGAAGCATAGTCCTTATATGTCATATCGAGAAAAGTAATGACATCGATTGCTGACTCAGAATCATTTACGGTTACTTTAAGTTTGTTTTCTGATTGATCGATCGATACAGCAGAAATGTTTAAATCAGTCATCTTTAGTAGGTAGTCTCTCATTATTTTCAAATCGATGAGTGAATATACCTTTTCTTCAAAAATGTAGCTATTTGATTTTATGCCAACACTATCCAAATGCTCTTGATAAGCTTTTTTTGCTTCATCAAAGGATAGTATACTTGTTACTTTTAGTCCTAAAACAATATCGTTCGATTCATTTAAGTATATACCCGCATAACTTTTAAGCAAATAATCATTTTCACTACCCTGCCAAGTAGCTATCTGATTATTGATCTTTAAAGCAATGTCGGTATTCTCATAATTCTTAATTTCCGATAACTCATTTTCATTGTATGAATCACTAGAATCACTCGCATTAATAACAGAAGCATTAAACATGAAAATTAATAGTGCCAATAATACTAAAATAATTTTTTTACTCATTATTTACTTCTTCTCCTTTGTGTTTAGTCATAAACTTCAATTTAATATAGCGAAATATCACAACTACAGTGGGAAGTTAGTTTAAGATCAAAATATCACATTACAAAAATAAATCGATTAATTCTTTTGTTCTTTTCCATTCAAACTTACAGTTTGCTAAGAAACTCACCCCTTCCTTCGTAATAGCGTAGTACTTTTTTTTTGGCAGATTATCATTTTTCACCCAATATGATGTGATATATCCGTATTTCTCTAATCGTTGAAATGTTGTATATAGTGTTGCTTCATTAAATATAAGACTATGATTGGTTCTAGTTTCAATTATTTTATTTATTTTGTAACCATATAAATCCTCATTAGAAAGTATAGAAAGAATTATCTTCTCTGTATATCCTCTTAATGTGTCACCAAATATTACATTCTTGTTATCGTTCATAAACTATTTTTTCAATAACTCCCAAGAACTTTGTATGCATTAATGAGTACATAAACCCAATAACAGTAACCATTAGAGGAATTAGTAGGCTTATTCTATTTTCAGATAAGAATAATAACAATATTTGAGACAATATTAAACTCAATAATACAAAGCCATATAATGAAAACCATAATCTGAGCGAAAAAATTTTAGTGCATATTAAATATATTCCTACTGCAAAACTTCCCACAAATGCAATGTAATTTGGTATCATAGCTTGATAAAATCTGCCTTCGAGTAGATAAACCCAAAAGTGTACAGAATCAATTAAGACCAAATCTCCCTGAAAATCAATACTTGGAATCAACTCATAAACTTGCACATTACTAATCAAAATCAATGCAAAAACAAAAGTCAACGTTAAAAATATAGACAAGGTTCTACCAATTGAAAATGTGGTTTTCTTAATTTGTCCTGTTGTAATCTTTGTTTTGCTTTTATTAATGTTTATCTTTGAAATTTGACTATTTGTCCATAACCTTTTTTTCATGATTATTAGTGATAAAGGATAACCTATAATAAACACCCCAATTAGGAGGATAACTATAAAGGTTACAATTACAAACCATAATGGTGATACTTTAGTTAACCAATCAATTATACTAATACTTTTAATATCTAGTAATAACCTGAAAAGTAAGTCCCAAACAAATATTGTGTAGGAAAAAATCAATAGAACAACACTATAACTTAATAGTTGATTAGTTAATTTTGATCTTATATGTTTTGATTCTTCAGATTCAATATTATCCATTAGTCTATCATTTTCATCCAATTTTGAAAGTTCAAATGTGAAGTATAAGAAAACGAAAGTGTAAAGAATATACCCGATTGGACTAAAGAAAAACATAAATACTGTACCAGTTAATATCATTACAAACAAAATCATTAGATTCTTTTTATACCAACGTGTTGGATTACTAGAGATGTCGTTAAGCATGGAAATGGCAAAACTACCTGTTTGCAAAATAGTTTTTTTATACGCATCCTCTTCACTCAACCCAGATGAAATAAGTTCATAGTAACGTTCAGTTAGGTTGGATGTTATCTCATCAACAACTTCTTTTCTATTCTTAAAACTGTATTGTTTAATCTCATTATTCACATATAATCTAATCCTGTTTTGCATAGAAATTCCTCCATAATTAATTCTACAGGTACCTAGCCTGCCTATGTAGATTATATATTGAATTATATATGATGTCAATAATTATTATTGCATTTTCCTAATTAACCATATTTCCTAGTTTATCGAATCTATTAATTTTACTGAAACGTTTGTGTTCCCTATTATGGCATTCCCTACAAAGTAGTTCCAAGTTTTCTTGATTAAGGCTGATTGATGAATCATTAACATTGTCGACGGATAGTATTTCCTTGTGGTGAACATCGATTCCAACTTGTCTACAACGTTCACAAAGTCCATTGACAGACATTATCTTTATTTCACGAGCGGCAAGCCATGCAGATGACTTATAGAAATTATGCAGAACCTTTGGCTTTTTCATATGCTTCTCTTAGCTCAGCTGCTTTTGCTTCCACATGTTCCCAGAGAACTGACAAATCTTCTCTGCCAATATGTCCGTACTTTGCTAACTCCTGGAACTTCACTTTTTCAAACTCTAATTCTTTACGAATGTTTGTTGGAGTGAAATCAAAGTGTTGATTTACTATTTCTAGTAATTGATCATCAGATAACTTACCAGTACCAAATGTATCAATCGATACTGCAACTGGATTTGCAACACCAATGGAATATGACACACAAACTTCGCACGTGTCGGCCAATTCTGCCGCCACAAGGGCTTTTGCAACGTATCTGGCATAATAACTCGCACAGCGATCAACCTTGCTTACGTCCTTGCCAGAAAAGGCTCCACCACCATGTTTAGCATAGCCGCCATATGTGTCTACGATAATTTTTCTACCAGTTAATCCGGAATCACCATACGGACCACCAATGACGAATGCTCCTGTTGGATTGATGATTACATTGATACCAGTCAAATCTTTACCGATCATTGGTTTGAGTACTTCTTCAATAATGATTTCTTTTGCGAGTGATAGACTTGCTCCTGGTCTTGTTTGGGCTGAAACAATAATCGTGTCGTATGTAAAAGGTTGACCATCTACATATCTTACCGATACTTGGCACTTACCATCTGGACCAAAGATGTGGTTATACTTAGCTTTTCTCAGTGCATCTATTTCTTTTGCAATCTCATGTGCTACTACAATAGGTAGTGGCATGAGCTCAGGAGTTTCATTACATGCAAAGCCATACATCATCCCCTGATCACCAGCACCTTGTTGATGATCCAGGGTTTCATTAACACCTTGTGCAATATCAGTTGATTGTTTGGATATTTTTTCAAGCACACAAAACTCATCGTCATAGCCGATGTCCTTAAGTACTTTTTTTGCGATTTCAGAATACTCTACTGTGGCGGTAGTTGTTACCTCACCAAAGATAACCACTAAGTCATCTTTGATAGCAGATTCTACTGCTACTCTTGCTGCTTGGTCTTGTTCCAGGATTGCGTCTAATATAGCATCACTGATTTGGTCACATATTTTATCTGGATGTCCACTAAAGACAGATTCGCTTGTTATGATTTTCATGTTGTCCTCTTTCTAGCAAGAAAAAAGAAGCCTTGGCTTCCGTAATTTGCTTTGATTTGTATTTTTTTATTTTAATACTGCCTTCGGTAGGTAGGCTGTGTATCTGGCGTAATGGTATCCTTCACTTTCGATTAGAATACCAAAGTCATGAGATTCTGATGTAACTAGGATACAATGAAATACTTCATTTTGGTCACAATACATGTGCTCAAGATTCTCTTTTATGAAATCGTAGTCATTCAGTGGATCCTTAATGAAACACTCGAACAAGTCTTTATCAATAACTAATTGTTTTTCGATAACGAACTCATCCTGAGGAATGAGTTCATTTGAGGTCGCTTTACGTGTAAAATTGGTTTTCATTTTGATAATCCTTCTACTCTATTTTCCATGCAGTATAAACACTTCGGTAAGTGCAGTCCCATGTATCTAGAATGACACCATCTTTACAAACTGTTATGTGTCCAGTCATTTTAAGCACGAAGGTTCCCTTTGGATAAAGCTCAGTAAAATCAGTACCTTTGATTCTTGGTTGACCCTTTATTGCTTTAAATATCAATCTCGGTCTGTTTTCAAAATACTTATATAAGCATTCGGTATCTTTATAACTAGCAAACTTCCATTCTCGTTTGAACTGGTTAAGCTCTCTTCTGCACTCCATGTAGTCTTTATTCATAGCTGTGCTGATAGCTCTAACCACACAATCGGTTGTTTTGATTCCCTTGGGGTGAGCATTGTATTCCTTAAACATTACTTTATCCATCCTTGATTCAACCATTTAACAAGTTTTCTTGATGAGTTTGATTCAAATACTGGTTTCTCAAATCCATCCAATCTTTCGTAGGCTGTATACTTGAAATCATTCCAAATACAATCAATCTGAACTACGATAAGATTGTTGTTTGTTTCAATATCTGCGATTCTGAAATCATCGTAGAGTGGACCGTTTAACGGGCAGTTGTTCTTAAACCACACATAACTTGTCTCAAGGTCAACTTTTCCACCAGTTCTGATTTGCTTAATGATATTACCCATCTTTTTTGTTTTATTTGCTAGACTTGAATCCTTACAAAACCAATCGAACCATCCAGCTTTGATTTGTGTTTGAGTATCTTTTTTATCGAACTCACCTTGATTAAAGTATTGAATCCATTGACTAAGCGTTATTAGCTTTTCCATTACTGAATCCTCCAACTTCATCTTTTCTGATAAATGCTGAATATTTAGCATAACTAGCGCCATCGGCTTGAACTAGAATTCCATAGTCTATTTCTTTAGTGGTTACTATAATTGCGTGCCAAACGTTGTTGCTATCTGTGTACATCAAATCTTTATGTGCTTTTATGAAGTTGTAATCGCCAAGAATATTATCTAAAAACTTATTAAACTGCTTAAGTGGTAATTCAACTAACTTTTCAATTACATAGACATCCTGCGGTACAACTTGTTCTTTGCATGTATTCGTTTCAAATCTAACTTTCATCGTTAACTCCTCTTTTCTAACCTTATTGGGTTACTATATATATCACTCTAAAGGCTATTAATAGCAAGTCAATTCGACGAGTTTTGCTCACTATAGAGACAAATTCTGAAAGTTATCAATTTTGTTTAAATCTATCTTCTTACCACCACGGATCAGGTAGCAATCGTCACTTGATCTTTTGTGTCTTATATATCTTTTTACAATCACATCTACGAATCTTTCATCGAGTTCCATTGAGAAAGATTTCCTTTGAAGCTGATCGGATGCAATCATAGTTGATCCTGAACCACCAAACAAATCCAATACACATTCATTCACTCTTGACGAATTTGCAATCGCTCTTCCACAAAGTTCAAGTGGTTTCATAGTTGGATGTTCTTCATTTCGTTTAGGTTTGTTATATTCCCAAATGGTGTCTTGTGTGCGGTCATCTATAAAATAATGAGCAGCACCTTCTTTCCAACCATAAAGGATTGGCTCATGTCTCCAGTGATAATCTTGTCTACCTAACACGAGTGCATTCTTAACCCAGACTAAGCACTCCGCCAACTTGAAACCGGCGTTTTTGAATGCAGTTCTAAAGTTGATACCTTCAGTGTCTGCATGACAAACATAAATAGCACCACCAGGTTTGGTTGCTTCAAACATATTGGTGAATGCGTCAAATAAAAAAAGATAGAAGCTATTATCTTCCATCTTATCATTCTTAATCTTCCCAGCTGTACCTTCATAATCCACATTGTATGGTGGATCGGTGAAGATCATATCAATCTTTTGACCATCAAGAAGTCTTTGAACATCTTGTTTCTTGGTTGAATCTCCACACATAACTCTGTGATTACCTAATAAATAGATATCTCCAATTTCTGAATAAGGTGTTTCACCCATTTCATCAGATGGGTAAAAGTCATCATCAGATGCATTATCTGGAACATCTGACTCTAGTTCTTCAAAACCAAACTGAAGCATATCAATATCAATATGTAAAAGTTCTTCTTCTAGTTTACTGAAATCCCAGGTAGCAAGTTCTGCTGTCTTGTTATCTGCCAAGCGAAAAGCCTTAATTTGCCCTTCTGTGAGGTCATCAGCAATAATGCAAGGAACAGTTGCTAATCCTAGTTTAAGGCTCGCTTTGAGCCGAGTGTGCCCTGCAATTATGACCAGATCCTTAGTGATCACAATAGGAACCTTGAATCCGAACTCTTTGATACTATTAGCTACAGCATCAACTGCAGCATCATTATTTCTTGGGTTGTTTTCGTATATTAACAACTCCGAGGGTTTCTTCATCACTATGTTCATTAATCCAAGTTTCCTCGCCTTTTTCTATGCGTTTCAGCATGATGTCTATTTCTTCTTTACGTTCGTTGTATTCTCGTCCGAACTTAATAATTAATAAGTATTTGATAGCATTAAAATCGGGTAGAGCTTTCTTCTTAGTTTTAACAAGTTTCTTCTTCGTCCCCGATGGTGTTTCTTCTATGATAGTTTGTATTTCTTCATACTCCATACCAACTGCTCTTTGGAACAGTGCGTCCATGAGTTTATACTTAAGTTCATTATCACCATTGATAAATGCTTGATTTAGCCTTGGATGAGCACGCTTCAATTTAATCAAAGTGTTCTCACTTAAGTTCATGGCTTTGGCGATATCCTTTTGGATAATCCGCCTAGCTACCATTTCTTGAATGCTTTTTATTCTTTCATCAAGTACTCCATCAGCCTCCCATTGCTGATACGTATCCAGTACCTTTGGCACATCGATTCCAACCTTTCAGGGTTCAGTAATTTTATCCAAAACTGAAGTTATCCAAGGGTTGAATACTACATATTTTTCTGCAAAAGAAAAGAAACCCCCTTGTTTGAGAGTTTCTATCTTCTAGGCTTCATTTAGAGCCAGTATTCCACGCTAATTGTAGTATATGTAACAAGTCAATTTTTGTCTACATGCCAGCGGCACACTAATCATTCAAAATAACTGTTTTAGTGCTTTTTTTCCCGTATCTGTTGAAATATACTTAACAACTACTTGAACATGGCTTGTTCTTGTATTGCTGATAACTTGGCATTACTGTTCACAAGGATTATCGGTAGAATAGTTAGTTAATGAGATGATAAATTTATAAACTATTTTTTGGATAAGAGCAAATCGATTTTATCGACTATTTGATCATAAGTGATAATTTCACAGTCCTTGTTGTTATACTTTACTACATTGAAATTCAACCTAATAAGTTTTTCATCAAGATTGTGATTTTGAACTTCTTTAGTTAAATTCCCAATTAATAAAAATGACTTCACAAAAACTTTTTCTGGATTTCTTTCTGAAGCAGATATCATATTTCTTTGCATGTTTGTTTGCTGAATCGAATTTGAGAACTCATCTGTTAATTCACATGTGTTGTTGCGATAAGTGGTTTTCTTAAAAAGTTTAACATCTTCTCGTTTTAATTCAACAACATTTGAAAAATTAACTGTATCATTTAGCATTATATCAGCTCTATTGGTTGGGTACCCCTCAACATCAATGATAAACTGAAATTCTGCAGTTCCATTGGTTCCTGGCATAATTAGTGGTAAAAATCTTCTATATTTCTTTAAAACTCGTTCAATATTGTGCTCATTACCTGAAAAGGATGTTAACAGTTCGGCTTTAAAGTTCTCAAGTAGTTTGTGCCTTGTTTTTAGCTCAGTTCCAAAAACCAAATCTTCATCTAGTTCTAGAGTTTCGAAGACTTCTAAATACTGTTTCAATCTGGAATTCATATTTCCAATCCTAATGTAAGTTTTTGATGAATCATACTCAAAATCAAAACACTCGAATGAGATTTCTTCAAAAGTTCTTTTAGTAATGCGTTCCATTATACCAGATTCAATATTGACAATTTCTCTTAATAAATCAGTGTGAAAAGGAAATTTTTTCTGAGATAGTCTCTGCACTAACTTCGGCTTGAACGATCCATCAACACCTTGTTGCAGCTCAACAATGGTTATTCCCACAAAGTATCTCTTCTCAATTTCTTTTTGTGATTTATCTTCAGTAATATATGGGTCTATTGATACATATGTGTCTTTATTTTTCGTAATATACGGCTGAGAACATCGATATACATTTGCGTTTATCTTTTTAAACTTGAATATTTCCATCCTCATACCTCATTGAATACTTTCCACATATAATTAATAAATACTATTTTTGATTATGATACAAATTGTAGTGTTCCTGAATTTTGGAATAAACTTCTGCAACATCAAAATCATCATCATTAGAAATCTTTTGAAGTGTATTTTCCAATAGATCTTTTAATCTTTTAATTGAATAGTCCAACTCTAATATACCCACACTAGAATTCCAAGCTTCATCATCATTGAGTATATTTTCACTATTTATTTTAGCTTTGTGATTAGAGTGGTATAACTGAATAATTTCTTCTACAATACTATCTGGAAATTTTGGTATTAAGATATCTTCCCAGTAATTTTTTCCAAGACTTCCACCTTGTCCACCTACAGTAAAATGATCGTAAAATCCCCAATCTTTGTAAAATCTTAAAATGCATGAAACATATGCTGATAAGGAAATGTTAGAATGGTTTGGTGACAGTACTATACCATGAATATTCGTGATCCATTTTTCTCCAGTGTTTGTGAATAGCACACATTTTCCTACTGTTCCTTCAGCAGAAAACACAATATCTCCATCTCTTAAGGTTTGCAAATCGTTCTTATTACCCAAATATTCATAGTCTGCAACAGTTCCATAATCCGTAAAATTTGTGGGTTTTATTACTGTGTAAAAATTGGGTTTTGCATGATTTGAATAAACACTTTTTCCAATATTGGTGACCTGCAAATTCTGACCACGTTTCATCTTATAACCAAGCTGATCTAGTGTATTAAAACCAAATTCATACTCTCGAATGAGTGCTTTTTGATACTTTGCTTTTCTGCTATAATATGATGCATCTATTCTGTTAGCCTCAATCAACTCTTTAAAATGAGTTTTTGAAAACTCAACATCAAATGGATTTGCTCCATTTCTAACCAATTCATCAAGTATTACTTCTTTAATTTTCAAGTGATTTTGTTGGATTTTTTTCTCTTTTGAAACAATCATTTGAACAAGTTCTTCTACAATCTTTATTTTCAAATCCTTATTAAATGTAGGAAAGGGAACTAAGCAATGTAAAAATTTTGTTCCTGCATGCCTAATCGTCGCACCTTTTGGAACTAGTGCATCGAGTTGCTTTTTAAACATTTTACTTTTTAAATATGCAAAAACATATAATTTATTCTTATCAATTGGTAGTCTATATAAAGCCCCGCAGGGCATGTAATTATTTAAATCCTCTGGGACTAAAACGCATTCACCGACATTGGAATCTTTTGATATCAGAAGGTCTCCAGCGCGCAATTTATAATCGATGAATGCCTTCATATTCATAGGAACTGCCCCCTCGCCATCAAGGATTGGAATGAATTTATCCGGTTGCAGTGCCTTAGCTTTAATAAAGTAATAATTTGATTTTGTCATATAACTTGCTGTTCCAACATCAAAACCATTATCAGATTTATCTAATCTCCTGCTTAGCAAATTAGAAAGAGGAAAATGCATCGCTTTTCCTAATTCACTCTTATGCAAAACAGATGGCGATAACATTGAAGTGCCTGCTGTCAAATCTGTATATTTAATCATTTAATAACCACCTACTTTGCAAAAATATCATACAACGGTTGTTCTTGTGCTTTACACCAATCTCTAAACTCTCTAACAATTGTGGTAAACTCTTCATCTAACACTGGATTTCCATCATTATCAATTTCAACATCAAAAGTCTTATCATTTATTTTATAAATTGGATTGTAGTATTTAACGCGTTTGTTTGTACGAACTTCATAACCTATTTTTTCAATTTTCCTTGTAAATACATCGTAATTCAGCTTCTGCAGTTTTGACAAATCTTTTTTGTCTGGTTTATATGCAACAATTATAGTAGTATTTACACCAGTATCTGCAAATATATTTGATGGCAAATCAAATAGCGCTACAATTCGCATGTTTTTTAGCAGCCATTCGCGAGTTTTTTCCCATCTATCAATCGATGCAATTGAATTAGATAATACAATACCTATCCTTCCATTGGTGTCCAAAATTCTGTATGCATTTTCTAAAAATATTATTCCTGGGTCTATCCAATTACCGCATCTAGAGATATTCCAAAGTTCATACATCTCAAGCAATTCTTTGTCTTTTGCAGTATTAGCTTCAATCTTTCTATCTTCTCCGAATGGTGGATTAGTCAGGACAATATCAAATTTTTTCAATTTTGTTTGATCTTTCCATTGATCCCAATTTCCATTTTTGTGAATTGAGGGTATAAGATTGACTAGTTCATTTCTATCATCAAATTTCCATGTAATAGAACCCCAATTAGGTTTATATTTTAATACAGCATTTCCATCACCATTCAGTAACATGTTTAATTGTGCTAACATAATCATATTTTCATCATTATCGCAACCATAGAAATTTCCATCATCAAGAGTACTCTTAGAGTTGACATATGAAACACTTAAGAAATCCGCAATCCCTGATGTTGGATCAATTATTCTATCATAGTTTCTCGGATTAATGATTTGAACAAGAAAGTCTATGATAGGGAGAGGTGTGAGAAACTGTCCTTTGTCCGCCTTAGAGAACTCACTGGCAAACTTGAAAAATACTATTTGATATAAATCACTTTTCTCTGATTTAATGAAAGAATAATTTTGAAATTGATCAACAATTGAACTAATAATTTTAATATGCTCTTCTTTTTCCCAAACTATCGTTTCAGAATCCATTTTTTTTAGTATATAATGATATTTTTCAGAAGCTTCATTATATAACTTTCTCATTCTTCCTATAAAATCTTGTATAGTATCATCGTTAAGCGACACAAAATTTTTTTCTTTATTTGTAATGTAAAAAAGTAAATCAAACTTATCCTTTTCTTCTTGTGTTTCGTAAAATTCTAGATACTTCGCCTTTTTTTCAGCGTTGCGTTTTTCATCAAATATCTTTAATGCCATTGTCTGAATAAGAATCTCGTATCCCCGTTGATTCTTCATGCTGACACTATCCATTACTTTTAATATGTTAGAGATACCTTCCGATAGTTGTTTGCTGTAACTACCAGTAATAATCTCCAAATCATCAATGGTTCTATGGGCAACATCAATCTGTAAATTACCAATTCTTTTGATAATGTGCTCAAAAGACGGTATTTTGTAATAACCGTCAGGTATATCAAGGGATAAATCCTTTGTAGTTGATTCATCTCCTTTTACGTTTAGTGAATCATCAAAACGTAAATAGTAATTGTTTATTTTTTTAAACAGAAAGAGTTTTTCTGCATCATAAAGGAAGCCCACAGCAAAATCATTTTCTACTTCTTTTAGCGCTGGTTTTAATTGGACATTATAAACAGTTTCAACATTTTTACTATTTTCGTTCTTGAATTCAATAACTGCAATCAAATGTTTTCTTAACCAGTCAAGTGCTGTTTGGTCTTGATTTTCATGCCACGCTTTGTACTTGATAAACCAGTCCGTTGAATCAAAAATAGCAGCATCCATTTTGATAGGCTTAGATTCTTTGTTCCCCTTTGGAAATTGAACCTCTGAACCTATAAAATCTCTATTAAACATCCCTGAGTGTATAAGTGAATAAATAAATTGCCATTTATAATACTCTTCGTTGGGTTCATTTTTTGCATTTGCAATCTTATACGATTTTCCAGTAGTAAGATGTACTGGTATAATAGCCGTGAAGTCTTTCTTACCCTTAAAAAGTAAATCAAACTCCATTTTCTTCATCGAAAACAGGTTACTCATATTCTTATCCTCCTAATTATTCAGAACTCTCTTCATACCAATTATACTTGTATCATATGGATTTGTCAATCTTATAATCTAGGCAAAAATTTACAGATCTGATAATCTGTTTATATCCTTTCTCTATTCATAGTTTTTCCATTTTATAGAGATAGCATCTATAATTTTATACACTCTACTTCGAGACATGTTGATAAGGTGCATAAAATCAATAAGTCGTGTTTCATGTAGCAAAAATAGGAATGTCATCCTATTTATATGATCAAGTGAATGATAGAAATCTTTAGCACGTTTTAGTAATTTTTGATTATTTTCTATATTTTTTTCTATGTACACTATCTTATCCAACCAAAACAATAACTCACTATCTCCTGATGAACGTGTTCCAGATGATCCAATCCGATCATAGGATACACCTTTGTATCCGATGAGCTTCATATTGTAGAACTCTAGTTTTTCTTGAAGTTCTTTTTCTTTTCTCAGAGCTCTTCTAACATCATCAATCCATTTATAGAAGGGTTCGTTTAATCCACGATTCGAATGACTCATTGGCTGTTTTCCTCCTGTGTTCAAATTGCTTTAAGTTATTTTGAATCGAATCTCTCATGAAAGCGAACTTATCTTCTATGGGTGGATTAGGGTTCTTAGAATATTTAACCACATAATTAACTGCAGATAGGACATCCTCAAATCCATACCCACGGATAAGGTCTTCAAATAATATGTTGTATTTAATGATATCTAGTGATGACTCATCCAGGTATTTGCTTTTGATTAAAGAATTAGTTATAAAATGTATTTTAGGAAGGCCGTACGGCCCTTTATCTCCTTTATCCTCTTTATCACTTTTTCTTTCTTTTTTCTTTTCTTTTTCTTTTTGTGTACTTTTGTATACATTAACTCGGTTATTGTCATCATTATCCTGATTATCGTTATCAATAACGCCATTAATGTTAACAGTATCTTGATTATTGTCTACATTAATATTTTTTGATGTTTTGTTAAAAATACTGAGTTCTAACATCGTTTTTTCATCTAATAACCAGTGCTTGAACTCACCTGTATTTTTCCTTCTTTTGGTAGATAAAATGAACTGTTTTTGAATAGATTTTGATGTGATCACATTTTCCTTAAGTAGATCGTAGTCAAATAACCCTACCTTACCACAGTAAATGATAATCTCTTCTATATCAATTGGATTAGGTGTCCAGTTAGCACCAATACTCTTCATAAGTGTTTTTGCTAATGATGAAATTGATTTTTCTAGATAATAGCCATTCGAGTAAATCATTGATAGTAATCTTATATAGATGATTTCACCTAGATAACCAAAAGCTAGATTGAGATCCTGAATCTTTTCATCTTCGAATATGTTAACGTCAAGTGGAAAGTATTGTAAGCCTTGTTTGAATGGTCTTGCCATGAGTATTTCCTTTCCCTAGGTATAGTTGAAAATCGCCATTTTGGGCTTTCACAGAATGATACTTGTAAGCCACTTCACGCATACTTAATACACTATTCGCAGTATCTTGTTGTGTAGTTCACATTACTGTTCACAAGCATTATCGGTAAGTGTGAAGCAGCTAACAGTTGTCTTTTACTTCATGTTTCGTTGAATGAATTCATCTAAGTGTTCTTGAGTCACTCGCCATTGGTTCCCAACTTTGAAAGCCTTGATTTTCTTGGTCTTGATATACTTTAAAAGAGTCGGTCTCTTAACCTGCAGTATCTCTTGAAGCTCATTCACGCTATAGACATTCTCATTTTTCTTTACGTTGTTTGTTTCCATCGTATTCTTTTAGGATCCTTTCGATGAATGTAATTCCGCCTTTATAGACGTATGTTTTGGTTGACTTGATAACTGTTCCACCCGATACCACTTTCGCTTCAACAACTCTGAAATACTTCTTATCACAGAAGTCTTGAAAAGGTATGTTCTGTTCATCTAAAACATGAGCAGTTCTAAGAATCTTCAATAAGACATCTCGACCGATATTCTTGAAACGAATCACTTCATGAACCATATCTAGATCAACACAACTCGTCGTACCCAACAAGTTATCAATGGCTTTGATTTTTGGCGTATTCATTTTGAGTGTTGTCTCGAGGACATTTGCTCTGACTTTTAGTTCTTGAAACTCATCCAGGAACTCGATTACCTTATCTGGATTCTCAAAATCCTCTATTTGATAGATGCCATAACGGATGAGCTGAGGTAATACGGTACGATATAACCAATCTCCAATCACTTCTGCGTCTTTGCGCTTGGATTGGAAGAATATGGTGGATAGGTGGTCTGCTGTAACAAAGAACATATTTTGATGTGTTTTATCGTGGGGAACGCTCACAAGCTTTATACTGGTGTCGTTCAGTTTGGTCCGGACTTCTGATACGCTTTTAATCTCAAACATGCGACAGAGATCCTTTAAGTTGAAGCAAGGTTCATCATCCACTATCGTGGCACGAACTTTGCCATAGGCATTGTGTTCAAACTCTCTAATCATAGGTTTTCCCTTCACTTTTTCTTTTTGGTAGTTTGGAATAGCGCTGTGCTTATCTGCCACTCAAGATGATTCTTAGCTTTGCTCAATCGATGAGCATAAATCTTCGTGGTAGATATGTCTTTGTGGCGCATTAATTGCTGTGCTGCATCTAAATCTCCACCCAAGTCCAGCGCTAAAGAAGCTGCTGTATGCCTAAGGCTATGGGCAGAATACTTGGGATCGTCAATCCCGATATCTCTTAACATTTCCTTGACCACCATACTAATCATTCGTGTCCTAAGTCTTGTTCCCTGATAGGGTTTTGTATGATTAATGAAGAGTGGTTTATATTCATCATGTCGCTCGATCAAATAGTCTTCAATCAAGCCATACACTTCTGGAGAGAGTTTGACATACGCATCCTTCTCATCGTGACCTTTACCCATGATGTATAACACCTTGGTTTCATCAACGAAGCTGATATCATCCACATCGGCTCTTTCCACTTCAATCGTTCTTAATCCTGTCGTTAGTAATAGTGCGATCAATGCATGATCTCTTTTTCCAATGATGCTCTTGCTCGCATAGCGTTTCGCTCTGTTTAATAGTTTTATAGCCGCTTCAAGAGATAATGATTCCCTCTTAAAGTCGGATTCAATCTTCATACCTTTTACACCTTCAGCTGCATTGGGTCCAAAACCTTCAATGTAGTACCATCGATAAAATCCCCTTATGACTACAATGTGTTTTTGAACGGATGCAGCTCTTAGCCTGGACTTCAGTTGTTCACGATAAGCCATGACATCTTGCCTGGTTGGTAGGTTAGGCAAGCCATCAGCGAACTCAGCGAACTGGGCAAGCATCTTCCCATAGGATCGCTTGGTGTTTTCTTTGATATCGAATCTCTGTATATAGATATCGATTATCTCTCGAAAAAAGCCCTTGTCGTCCATTTTTATCCTTTCAATGGTTTGTATAATTTGAATTGCGTTGTATAATCGGAATTGTAGAAGGGCGGTCGCTTTTCTACTGGCCAGGTTTGTACCCCAAATACAAGCTTGGCGTCTTTTTTTATTTCATCCGATTGAATTCGTTGTGCTTCTTTACATGTTCACTCTCTAGTTCTAGAAATTTGATCGCGTCGATCTGTAGAACATTAATGAGTTCTAATACGAGTGGAATCGGTAGTTTCTGACCCCTTCGACCACTTTCTATTTGGTAATAGTAATAGTGCGAGAGATTCAACATCCTTGATACTTCTTCAACCGATAAACCCAGATTGTTTCTATGCTCGATGAGATAAAACCTTGGTAGTGGTGTGGCTTGGTCGCGATTCTGAACTTTCCCTGTTCCGTTGACAGGCATGTACTTTCCTCCTTTCGCTAAATTCGATGGTGCCTTGATTATATGAGAAAGCAATCCGTCAAAAAATAACTTGGAGAAGCGAAATCACAACAGCAACAAAAAGAGTTTTCAAATAGCAGAAAACCCTCATTTTTACGATTAAATTGATAGTTAATGTCATCAGTAACATTGACTTGTAAACATTTGTTGTGGTATCATTCTTGCGAAAATATACGAATGTGAAGAGGTGACCTCCATGGTTAAATTAAACACCGAAGATGATTTTAATAATTTGTTCATCTGTGAGAATTTGAAACGTTTGCGTGTCTCACACAATTTATCAACAACCCAGGTAGCTAGCGTCATAAAAAAATCCCGCCAAGGCTATCTCAATTACGAGAATGGCTCCAGGGAGATTGGAATACACGATTTAATTAAGCTATCACAGTTCTATGGTGTTTCGATTGATCACATAACCGGTAATCCATTCTCGAACAGGATTAGTCACACGCTCGCATTTAGAACCTACGAGATGGTAGATAATGAACTCAAGCAAGTCCTGCCTTATAATATCAATGCAGAAAACGATGATGTCATCCTGGTGAGATATAGCGAGCATAAAATTGACTTCTTCTGGCGAACTCAAACCTATCACAAGAATCAAGTGATGCTCTTTTCATACTATAACCGGCACTATGTCTCTAAGATATTTTACAACATAGATGGCGGAGGTTGTTTCTTTATTCTTGATGAAATGTTTAACTTTACAAAAGCACAGTCAGAAAACCTTATTATACACGGTATTCATGCAGGTACAATTTCAAAGAATTTTCAAATTCCTAACTTCTTATAAACCTTACAATACGTTTGTGCCACTGGCATGTAGTTTTAAATTTTCATTAGTGATAAACTACTGTTGGTAGGTTAGGCAGCGTCACAAACTCAGTGCTCATAAGGCACGCACTTTCCCTAGGGATTGCTATGGCAATTCCTTTTTTTCTTTTTATCCTTTAGAAAGGATACCAATGAATAAGGCTACGATCGTTACCGATCAAATGAAATACGATTACTCAGTTAGGATAGCTTTTAACCTTTATATGGAAAAGCTTCTCACTGAAAGTGAATACAAAGAAATCCTGTCCAGATTGAAACAACAATACAACATAACCTTTATTACATCAGAAAGCAATGAAATAGTTGAGAATTGACTTGCTATTCATTGCTTTTAGAGTGATGTATATGTACTAACCAAGGAGGTAAAATAATGCAAAACAAACAAGTTAGAGTCATACAACCAAAACCAGTGTTCGATTTATCAGGAACCATACCCAAGAACCTCAAAAAGCGCGTGTGTGCCTACGTTCGGGTGTCCACCGATAATGAGGAACAGAAAACGAGTTACATCGCTCAAACCGACGAATACACAGAAAGGATTCAAAATAACCCTGAATGGACATTCTGTGGTATCTATGCAGACGAGGGCATCAGCGGTACTTCCACTAAGCACAGGAAGCAGTTCAATAATATGATGGATGCTGCAAAGCGTGGTGAAATCGATTTGATCATGACGAAGTCAATCTCACGCTTCGCTAGAAACACAGTTGATTGCCTTAACTACATCAGAGAGATGCGAGCAATCAATGTTGAGATCTTCTTTGAAAAAGAAAACATCTACTCCTCAGACCCAAAGGTGGACTTCTTATTAACCATCATGTCATCCATCGCCCAAGAGGAAGCTAGAAACGTGAGCGAGAACGTCAAATGGAATGTTCAAAAGCGCTTCAACAATAGCGTTCCAATTGTGAATCACAACAGGTTCTTAGGTTATACCAAAGACAAACGAGGTGGCAACTTAATCGTTGTTCCTGAAGAAGCTAAAATCGTCCGTGAAATCTTCCAAATGTATGTGAGTGGAATCGGACCGATGAAGATTGCAAAGCACATGGAATCCTTAGGTGCTACCACCGGTGCTGGTGCAACCAAATGGAGTATGTCCACAGTCGCAGTTATTCTTAAGAACGAAAAATACATCGGTGATTTGGTTCAACAGAAAACACTCACGGTTGATTACCTTTCACATAAGAAAGTTAAGAATAAAGAACTCGCTCCGATGTATCACACCGAGAATGCGCATGAAGCAATCATCGATAGAGAAACATTCCTCCTTGCTCAAAGGATCAGAGAGGATCGTAGCAAGGTAAAAGTTGGTAAAGATAAGAACCTGGCCAAGTACAATTTCACTTATCCATTCTCAGCATTTATCGTTTGCTCAGAGTGTGGTCGAACCTTAAAGAGACGTTATTGGAATTACGGCACACCAGCTCAAAGAGTTATGCAACAATGTGGTGGATATATCGATGGTAAAGCTCACTGTAAGGCTAAGGCAACTTATCAAGAGATGATTGAAGGAGCGACTGTGAAAATGCTAAACGAGGTGTTTTTACAGGAAAAGGATATCATTCCAAACATCCAGAAAATCATCAAATCGACCATACGAGTTAGCGATGTTGAAATCAAGATTCAGAAGCTTCAAACACAAGGCGATGAGCTTGAGAGAATGATATCAAACCTCATTGATGTTCAAGTGAAGAATCCTAATCTTTCCCAGGAGGATTTCAATAGCAAATACCAATCATTGACCTTGCAGCTACACAATAACAAAACCGAGATTAGAAAACTTGAAGGAGAGTACTTAACGAACTACGATACACGTTCAAGACTTGCGAAGATTGAAACAACGCTCAACAATTTACTAGAACCGATTCAGGAAGTTGATAGTGACACCTTACGCTCATTTATCTACAAGATCATCTCAGTAACACCTGAAAACATCGTCTTCTGTGTGGCAGGAACCAAGAATTATACTGATAAAGAATTCTCAGAAAATAGACATACTTTTGAAGCACTAAAACCACTAGCAACTGGTACTTATCACAACGAAAAGTATGATAAGATTATGAATTATAAGGTCGTTATTATCTAATTTTTTTTGAAGCAAAATATGTTGCGTAAGACAACCATTCGGACAAAAAAGGGCATTTTTCATCAAAAAATATGTTCCCACAATGGACGAAATTTGCACATATAGACAAAAAAAGCCATCGGATACCCATGAAGGTCGTCTGATGGCTGATTCTTATTAATTTGGGTCAAAAATAGAGTGTTGTCAAGTATGTGTCAAGTATATAACAAGTGTTATTTTAATGAAAGCAACGTGATAGACTCTACATGCGTTGAAAAAACCAAATTGCTTGCAAAATCAACCTTGTGTGTATTGAAGTAACATCAAAAACGGCTTAAATATGTTTCCCCTTACATGCTTGAAAACCGTCTATAATACCAAAGAAACATATTTTTTGATTTTTACTATTAAATTATTAGATCAAAGTACCATCGTTGATTTCTACATCAAAAGATTGATTTGTAGGGTATAAATCCCCTTTACTTAACTGTTTAAGGTAATCGATGTTAAAACAATTTAGCACCCTAAAATTATAGCTTTACCAAGAGGATAATCGAAAGCAACTATTGAATAAGTCTTATATATACCAATTCAGTTCTGCCTAATTAATGATTAAACTGCACAACAAGATAAATGAGAAACATCTTTTTCAAGCGAGAGGATTGCTAACTTAAGTCCTTCTGACATGGTTAGATATGGAACCATCGTATCTTTTAAATCTTGAATCGTTAATCCGAATTTGATGGCCAATGTGGCTGAGTAAATGATCTCACCAGCATCCTCAGCCAAAATATGTACACCTATAATTTTGTTAGTTGCTTGATCAACAACAATTTTGAAAAGACCCCTAGTGTCATGATTGACGAGTGCTCTTGGCACCATTTCTAAATCAATTGTTCGTGAAACTGTTGAGTATCCTAGCCTGTTTGCTTCATGTTCAGTGTAGCCAACAGATGCGATTGAGGGCGTCGTGAATATGACACTAGGCACATATCTCAAATCTATCTTCTTTTTAACATTACCAAATGCGTTATCCATAACTACTCCACCTTGATAAGCTGCAACGTATACAAACATAGGAGCACCAGTGACATCACCAGCTGCATAAATATTTTCATTGCTAGTTACACCGAAATCGTTAATTAATATCTCGTTTGTATCACCAAGTTTAACTCCAGCTAAATCAAGATTCAAATCTTCTGTACTAGGAGTACGTCCGGCTGCAACGAGTAGTGCTTCACTTTCTAAATATGTTTTCTCGTTGTTTTTTGTGAAATGAATCTGAATCAAATCCTGGTTCTTTTCAACTTTGTCATAAGAAATATCATTGATCAATTCAATACCATCAGTCTTTAGTATTTCCTCCATTTTAATCGATATTTCTGAATCATACTCTTTTAATAAATAATGACTTCTTCTTAAAAAAGTAACTTTTGATCCCAAATTTTTTAACATTTGCCCGAGTTCTAGTGCAATATATCCAGATCCGATAATAACAATACTTTTAGGTGTTTTTTTTAATTCTAGTAATGTAGTACTGGTCAAATAATTAACCTGATCTAACCCCTTTATATTGGGAATCACAGGCTTAGAACCTGTCGCAATCAAGTATTTATCTGCAGTATAAACGTTGTTATTGACTGAAATTTGACTACTATTGATAAATCTTGCGTGTCCTTTAATAAGTTCAATTTGATAAACATCTAGTAAGTTTATATATTTTTTTTGTCTTAACTGGTCAACTAAATGATTCTTTTGGTCAATCAGTTGTTCAAAATTTACCTCGTTTGATGATATATTTAATCCTTGAAAATTGTGGCTCTTTGAAAATTGATTTATATAACCTGCACGAATCATGGTTTTTGATGGCACACATCCAACGTTAACACATGTGCCTCCAATCGTATCCCGTTCTATAATTGCTACCGTCTTACCATATTCTTTAGCCTTAATTGCTGCAGAAAAAGCAGCACTGCCTGATCCAATAATAATTAAATCAAAATCTTTTTTATTGGATGTGCTGTCTTGTGCTATATGATTCTCTTCATGTACAGATTTCAAATAATATGGTGTTTTACTCAATGCCAATTCAACATCTTTAAAAGAAATGCTTTCAGTTGAGACAAATTGAGCAACTCCTGTTTTATAATCAACATCAATGATTTTAACTTCTATAGACCCTAAAGCTTTTTCTACATGGATTTCACAGGCATCACATGTCATACCTTGAATAACTGCTTCATACTTTTTCATATGTTTTTCTCATACACACCTCTTATTGGTATCTTATCTAACTGTCTACATTATTGTATCATGTCCCCATTATATCTAATCTAACTGTCAATAATATTGTATCATGTCCCGAGGATGCTTTCTCTTTATATCCACTTTATTGACGTAAATACAAAGTCTTCTTAAAAGATCTAGATATCATGTCAACCATTCAAAGGGTAATTAAATCCACCATCAAAGTCGACGATGTCCAAGGTATAATTGAAAGGTTAACACTAGAAAGAGACGAAAACGAAATAGCATTATCCAATCTAATTGATACAAAGGTAAAAACACCAGATATTCCAGAATCAATATTTAATGCCAAGTATAGAGAATACTCCGATCGCCTTAAAGTTCTAACAGCTGAGATTAACAAGCTTGAACTTGAACACGTAAAAAATTATGATACCAAAAAACGTATGGATAAAATAGGTGAGATTTTAGGTAAAAAGAATTTAGTCATCGATGAACTTGATTCAGAGATATTAAGTACATTCATCTATAAAATGATATCAGTCAGTCCAAATGAGATCGTATGCTAAATTGCCAATACGAACTACACTCATTTTATCACATCACCTAAAGAGTATTCAAAAGGGTTTAAGTCCTCCGTCACTCTACTGTCTAAGGTTCTGAGGTTAAATACAACTTTAGCACCCTAGCCTTCAAATCGTGTAAAAATTTTAGCACCCTAGTGTCATATATATGTAATTTTCTAGCACCCTTAATTTATGGCTTAATGAAGCTGTTTTTATTAGAGACTTGTTAAAAAACATAACCGTAAATTGAATAAACTCTATTAAGTTAGTAAAATTTAAGTTAATTATTTATTTTATAGTTATATTTGAGTACCCTCATTGCATTTAGTACTGCTAATAATGACACCCCGACATCAGCAATCACGGCTTCCCACATAGTTGCGATTCCGACAGCTCCTAAGGCTAGAAACAAGAGTTTAACTCCTAATGCGAAGTATATGTTTTGCCATACAATCTTTCTAGTTCTTTTTGCCACAAAGACCGCAGTACCTATCTTAGAAGGTTCATCATTCATAATCACGACATCAGCTACATCGATGGCTGCATCGGCACCGAGTCCACCCATAGCAATTCCAATATCAGCTCTCGCTAATACTGGTGTATCGTTGATACCATCACCTACAAAGAACAGCTTCCCTCTGCTCGATTTTTGGAGTAATAACTTCTCTACAATATTGAGCTTATCTTCAGGCAACAATTCGCTATGAATTTCATCGATATCTAACTCTTGTCCAACTG